GGCACAATAATAATCTAACGACTATTATTGGTTATGTCGGTGGTCTTGCCCACTTCCTCGCGTTCGAAAAACGAGGACGGTGTACAAGGCACCCCGCGGCGTTGCCGCGCGTTCCGAGCTCGAACATCACAGTATGTTCGCCGCGCTCTTGCTGACTGGGGGTACGTTTTCGGACGTCCCGCCCCCAACTTCTCCCCATCTGGCGACTGCTTAGAACAGAGTCGTCAGGTGAAGGAGCTTCTAGGTTCCTGCCCAAGTGATGACCATAAGGAAATCATGGCCTGGCAGTCCATCAAGAAAGGTCTTCCGGACTCTTGTGAGTGTATGTCCGGTCCTTTGATGGAGAAGCTCGTTGAGGGGGTTCGCCGACCTAGGCGTAAACTCCCCGTCGGTTACCTGCGATTTGTTTCCCAGCAAACATCCCGTCTTTTCTCGAAGGGATGGGATCTGGGTTACGAGGAGCAGGTTCTCCTCACATCTCCGCCGCTTAGCGCGACAACCGATTCAACTCGATCGGAGGGTGGAGCGTTAGGCACCGGGATTGATCACGACAGCTTCCTTCGGGAAGCTCTCGAGGGTCCTTCCCGCCCCGATCGCCCCGCCCCCGAGGCCGAGTTGATTGTCGTCCAGTCAGCTGGGAAACCTCGTCCTCTGACGAAGTTCTCATCCGACGAGCTACTCCTCCGACCGCTTCATAAAACAATCTATAATCACCTTTCGAGGTGTAAGTGGTTGTCTCGAGGCGATGTGTCAGATGAGAAGCTTGCGAAAGCGGGGTTCCACCAAGGGAAGGGTATTCTCACATCAGGCGACTACGCTTCGGCTACCGACAATTTGTCGATCGAAGTCGCAGAAGTGATCTTGGATACACTCCTTGCCTCTTCCACTGTTCTTCCTGCCTCCGTCAAGGAGAGGGCAATGCAGATTCTCCGGCCGATCCTTTATTGGGTCGACGGTCCGTCAAGTTGTCCCTCTTCGTCGAAACATTATGTAGGTCGTCCTTCCATCGGACAGATGATGGGCTCCTACCTTTCCTTTCCTCTGCTTTGCCTGCAAAATCGAATTGCGTACCTGTACGCGATGCGAGGAGCAGGGCTCAGCTGGAAGGAAACGGTATCGGCCCCCTGTTTGATAAACGGGGACGACATACTTTTTCAATCGACGAAGGAGGCATCGGATGTGTGGATGGGGAAGGTTGGGGAGCTTGGGCTCGAGGTCGAGCGAACAAAGACTTCCGTTGACGATGAGTACGGTTCGTTGAACAGTACTCTATTGCGGTTTGTAGGTGGCTACCTTCGGGTCGTGCCTACATTGCGCTTTGGTCGTCTACGGTCGTCGGAGTTCGTGAACTCGCTTGGTCGGGAGTTTTCCTTGTTTCTTTCAGGTGTTACCAGTAACCAGCGCTTCCGCGCAGGGTTGGTCTGGTTCCGCTCAAAACTTCGCTCGTTGCGGTCAACTAGATTGACTCTTCATGAACTTGGTTTCCGAGGGACACTTGCATTGAGACTTGGAGGACTCTTCAAGTTGGCTCTTTTCGATCCTGAGCCTGTTCTGGTTCCGTCTCCGCCCGTTGGGCACGGGATTACTCTCTCTTCGGAGGAGTTTTCTCGGTTGCCGGAGGAGGAGACGACAGCAGAGATTCGTCAGGCGGCAGCGAGGGAGACGGCGGCGTGGAAGTTCACTTTGGACTTCCGCGACTGTCGCGTCAAGGCAGCACTTCAGTACTGTCTTGCCCTTTCCGCCGTGAGACGAGTTGAACCTGTTTGTGGATCGGTTCGCTCCGTGACTTTCCGTGGTTCCCAGTTTTCTGGTGCCAGGTTAAGTGATGTGAATCGGCGTCGAAGGCTAGAGAGAGAAGCCTTCGAGCAATCACGAGAAGTTGGTGTGCGGTCTGTTGCGATTCCCGACCGCTTGCTATTCGATCAGGATAGCTTGTGGCGGGAATCGGAGCCTCCCCCAGTGTACGAGTGCGGTTGGTCTGAGTGCCAATCCGCACGGAACGTCGTCGGGCCCGCTATGGACGATAAGAAATAGTGGGTGCTTGACCCGAGTGCTGAATAGCAGTAGTGCTCATCGGATGAAACTCTTGGAGTTCTCGATGATGCCACGTCTACGATCGAACTCATAGCGTGATCTCTCCTCCGCAATGACTAAGAACCAACGGCCTGCGAATGCGGGCCATCTTAGCGGCCTTTGACAAGGCAGGGGGACCTCAACCTAGGGCGAGACGACTGACTGTTGGCTAGAGACAGAAAGGAAATGGAAACTAAAGAGTGGATTTGAGGCGGCAGGCGGGCTCAGTCGGTTGACTGTGTCCCGGTTTACCGCGGCAGGCAAGTCACCACCTGTGGTGAGTAACCTGTTGTGAAGTGCTCGGAGAGCAGGACGTAGGCGTGTCGTAGGACACCCGAACCTGTGTTAAGTAAG